CATCATTAACATAACCCACTGCGAAACCAGCCCTTGCAAGTCAAACACGCCCGATGCCAGGAAATTGTGTGCCCAGGTATTAGGGCCTGTGCCGGGAAGCGCACGGTGGTATGTGGCGTTCTCACCGTGCAAATGCTTATCAAGTTTACCGATTTCAGTAGTGTAGGTTCCATCTGAGGGCGGGTCAACATTAGCGTTGCCGCCGTGGGGCTGTGTACCAAGTTTCTTGGCCAGAAAAGCCATTGACGCCCACTCAAAAGCTGACATTAAGTGCCAGCCCTTGCCGCGATTACAACAAGCAATCATCGCCTGCGGGAAGGTGATATAATCCCAAACCGGGACGCCTAACTTGCTGATCCCCGGAACTGCCGCCGCCGCGCCGGAATGAGCAACGTCAGGGGAGCCTTCTGCCGGTGTTGCGTTTGGTTGTGAGCAGATAAACTTGTCCATATTAAATCCCCCAAACGTAACCCCGGATACGTCTGCGGTTGCGAACCTTGGAATAAAAACGTGCTGGCTTATGAAATTTCCCATGATATTTATACCTCCCCTTCCGGCATTAATTCAAGGTTGCCGCTGACCCGATATGTTTTAAAATCGTCAATAGTGAGGCCGTTGGTATAGGCCATGTCTCCGTCATCGGATAGCCATGTAATACCGATGGCCTGTGCCGCTGATTTCAACGCTGCCATGTTTCCTGCTTCCATCCGGCAAGCTGCACCCCAGTAAAAGAAGGAATCCGGCCCTGCGGCGCTATTGTAACCCTTTACCACGGCGGCACCTGCGAAGCTGGATAGCAGTTGTTCAAACTTTTCTATTGCTGCCGGTAGCATCCCCGTAAACTCTGCTCTGATTGTCATATTGTTCTCCTTTTTTGTTATATTTTACATTAAGCTATTTTCATAATACCGGCATTTTCCAGTATGGCTAAAATGCTGTTAATTTTGCCATTGGTGGTATTAAATGCGGTAATGATTTCCTCCTCTGTATCAAGGCCAGGTGTGGCATAATCCACTTTGGCATTATCTACATGGGTTTCAACGGCGTAGGGAATAGTCTCTTGTGCGTTCTCGGTTTCTATGGCCGCCCCTGCCAGCATCGTATCAATATCCGGCAGGGTATAATCACGCTCTGCGGTCAGGCCGGAGGCCAAAATATCAATCCCCGATCCAATCGTTCCCGTTGCTAAAGGATACTGAATATACTCAACACCATTTTCGCAGCTTCGCTCGGGACATGTGTCGTCGTATAGTATGTCTATCCATTCCGTGGCTGTACCGGGTGTTTTAGTGGTGACATTGGCCAGGTTGGATGCCAGCATCCAAAACTTACCAAGATGAGAAACACAATAAGGAACTACCGCCGCGCCGGTTCGCGTCGCCCATGTCCCCTTATAATTGGCCGCAGCAAGGGCAATGTCCGCCGCTTCATCAGCAAGGATGGCCTGACCAGTTGCTAATGTGAGCTGGTTTTGAATAGAGACAACACTCTCTGCCGCCGCTATTTGTGCCGCCTCAGCGTCCGCCTGTGCATGTTCCGCAAGCCCTTGAGCCGTTTGCGCGTCACCTTGCGCGTGTTCAGCTAATCCTTGGGCTGTTTGCGCCGCGTCTCTTGCTGCCTCAGCGTCTTCTATTATTGCTAACCCTGTGAATGATTTTGTTATCATTTTTTCCCCCTAATATTCGCCTAACCACTCCCGCGTACGGCCAGATAAAGACTTCACGCGGCCTTTAAAATAATTGCGGTTTGCATTGCCCCATTCTTCTTTAATGTTTGTGCCTAGGAACTGATTAACCACTTTCCCCGGAGGATCAAAGAAATGCCCTGTACCGTCAATAGGAACCCCGGCGAGAATAATCTTGTTATAACCCAAAGCCAATCCAACCATGGCCGCAAACAGCCCAGAGCTGCCACCCCTGCCGCCTTCAACCTCCCAAAGGTAATCAAGGCCGCATCTTGTTTTAAAGTCATAAGGTGAAAGATCGTCGTTGTTTTCCGGCAGTCGGTGACTATGTGTTAGGACATGACTTTCCTCGCATTGATTCGTCCAGCGGAGTTGTCTCCATAATGGCGGCTCTTCCGGGTGTAATGACACACCATGATGAACCCTGCCTTTGTGGTGCATAATCATGTTGTTAATGGCAATGACCTCAACCTTGGTGAAGTCTATCTTGGCGCAATCATCCCATATACACCGCGCTGATCCGAGAACAACCGCCGTGCCTTTAAAATTACCAGCACAGGCGGGAGCCTTCTCACCTCTGCCTCTTATGCCGTTGCTTTCCCAGATAGGAACATCAGTCACGTTTCGCCCCTTTTGCCACTATTTCGTAAGATGTTGAGTTGGTATTTACCCACCGCACATCATTCCAGTGTCCGCTTATTTTATAAACCCACCAATCACCCGGCATGACGGTCAAGTGCAGAACGTCACTTATCTTTGCTCCCCAACTATCAGGTGCGCCGCATATTGAGAAAAAACAGTTCTCAACCCTTACGGACATCTGCGACAATACCAATTCAACCCATGGCGTCGGCACATGCTCCATAACATCAACACAAAAACCCCACTTTGCCGGAGGCAATTCCTTTGGTAAGTCGTGAAGCGAGGATTGAAAATACTTCTCTCCAAGTTCATGATGTAACCCCTTGGCTGATATATCAACTGCATGGACATCATGCCCCAGATCAATAAAAGCCTGCGCCGCATCGCCTGTACCGCATCCAAAATCAATGATCGAGTCGCCCTGTTTGATATATCTAAGCGCATTACTGACATAAGACAGCCCCGGCCCCGGACTGTATCCGGCAATCTGGTGCATCCGGTCATATTTGGCTTTCTCTTTTTTATGTAACTCGATCATGTTAAAAATCGGGGAGAGTTGCCTCCCCCCGTCCTGTTAAATTGTTGTTAATTCGGGCAAGCCTTGAAGATAACAACTTCAATAGCCCCATTTGCCGTCTCCACACCGACAGTAATATAGATAGGAATGTCTGCCGTTGTGTCGTTTTTGAAACCCAGCCCCTCGACCTTATCGCAAGCCGTCCGTTGCCCTGCTGTGGTGAACACAGTTGCCGCAAGGAAACGATCAGTGTCGCCTTTTTCACCCATAATTAAAGTCGTGGCTGAACCAAGATCAGCCGACTTAATAAACCCGTCAACATAAACCTCGCCCGGTTTTAATACGCCGACCTGAAGGGTCAGCCCGGCAATCGCTGACGCGAAAGTGTAACTGTCGTGCATTGCCCTTAACTTACCACCCCATTCAGCGCCGAGATAATCGGCGGGAGAAGCGGCATTAAATTTTGTTGAATTTGCTCCGTAAGCATCCATAATCCAAAACCTCCGTATGCGTTAATGTATGGCGGGCTTTTACACCCGCCAGTTAATTGTTAAGGCTCAATACAGTCAATCTCGACTAAACCGTCTTCATCCATGCGTGTTGCACCGATGGACATGCCAAGATATACCTGAGTTGCCATGTTCTTATCGCGGCGCGGGCCGACATCGGTGATCACATCCAGGCCGATTGCCAACAGCACGCTGTTTTTCTGCCCCGCAAGGCATTTACGAGTGGTGCTGGATAGAGTCAGCCTTTCCGACCGGACAAACTTGAACCCGAGGAAAGTGTCAACCTGCCCGGCTACCAATGCCTTTATGGTATTAAAGTCGGAACTTGTGACCTCTGTGATTGACAGAAGATCGCTCAACTGCTTAGACCCTACAATACAGAAACGATCATCATCATCAACCTCATTGCCGTCAAGTATCGCCTTTGCTGATCGCAGTTTCGCAACAGTAAGACCTGCCGATGCAGCCGCAACCACGTTGTAGGAACTATCAAAGGCATAGGAAGTGGAACCGTCAACGCCGCCGTAGCAGGTAGCCAAAGCGCAGGAGATTATTTCATCGTCCATTGCTCTGTTCATTGCATTCTTGGCATTGATTGCGTAGTTACTGGCCGGATCAGTTAGAACCTTCTTGACGTCCATATTGTCAACAAGATCAGCCCAATCGTAATCAGCCAGAGACACGCGCCGTCTGAGGTGAGGAGTTGAAACCAACGGGGTGTCAGCGTGACGAACTGTCCGCTTTACTGCCGCAGTTGAATTAAGTTGATCAAAAAACGCGTTTTTCCCGGTAATGCCTGCTTCTACTCTTACCACCTGGCGCAGCCGGGACTCCTTCTGTTGCATTAAAATCTGAACATTACTTGAGTATTGTTCAACCATTGCAGTTGTAATCTGAGTGCTCATGTTAAAACCTCCGAAAATTATTTTATTTTTTTAATTTTCGATGGCTCTGCCCGTTCAAACGGAAGCTATCATCAGCAATTACGTCTTGCTGTTTTAACGGCCTGCTTTTGGCTTGCACGGACTCTTGCGAGCTACCCGACTACATATTTACTGCTTTACTCCTTTGCGGACTCTTGCGAGTTACCCGCTATTGACGCCACCTGTTCCGCCATGAATCAGCCGGACGGTTAGCATCATTACAAATTGCTTCAAGAACAGATATGGGCACGTTTAAATCAAACGTTCTGCCCGTCTGTTTGGTTATTTCCTCAAGTTCCCGCCTTACAGCAAAGGGAATTGCCGTGGCGGGAACAGGGTTTGCCGGAGGAGGAGAAACCGGCTTAATAACTTCTTTTGGCTCGACC